TACAAGGTTTATGATATTTAGAAACGATTGCCATAGCAATAAGACCAGTTAGTTCTTGAGGAATATCATCACCTGAATCTAATTCTACAAGAATAATGTTATTATCTAAAAGACCATTTTTTTGAATCTTAAAATCAATTAAATCAATAGCTTTTTCTTTTAGTTTATCTTGTCGCGCTTTTGCATTTTTACCTACCCGCGCGGTTTGCTCCGCGGCAGTTTCTGTATCGCCAAGTTTAGCTCCTCGTTTTGTACTCGCAACTAATCTATCTGGTTCAATGAAACAATAAAACATAGTTTCTTTTTCTGTTTTCGCGCCAACGCGAGTGATAGCATTTATAAGTGGAGCAATATAAAATGCAATATCTATTGAGGTAAGTCCTGGCCAAGGATAAGTAGCTTTTTCTTTTAATGAAAATGATTGTGATTCTAATAGTGTTTGGAAACCTTTATTATTTATATATGATAATCCTTCAAGCATCAAGTAATTGGTTTCTGTATTTGTTTTATCCATTACATCTGCTATTTCTCCTAATGCTACTAAATCTAAATAATTATGAGATAGTTCAACTCCAAGTATATCGTCTAATACTTCACAAAATTTATAAGTTACACCTGCACCACATAATGATTTATTATTATATTTTTCAGATAATTGATTATTTACAATAATTGTATTTTTCGCAGTTGAAATTACTGGATTTCCACTATCATCATAAAGCTATTCATGGTGGTCTAGGATAAGACAATCAATACCTAATTGTTCTAATCGCAAATGTTCTTTTGCATCAAAACTTGAACTATCTGGACAAATAACTAGATTATAACATGGGTTATCTTCAATTTCATCAATCATATCATTTAACCCATGTTGTTTATGATTATGAACTACAAAATTTAAATTTGCCTGTGGGAAAATACTTTTGATATAAAGCCATAGAATGGCAGAACTTGTATAACCATCGGCATCACACATTATATACCCTGGTTTTCACCATATTTTTCTAATAATTCTTTATAACGATTATATTTTCTATCCATCCAAATTGAAGCATCATCATACATATAATGACAAATTTTTAAAACTTGTTGATTTCCACCAACTGAATAATACCAAGTTTCTTGTCGTCTTTTTTCAGGGAAAATGTCTCCCACCTAAAAAATATCTTGAAGCCATTTTGCCATTTCATAAGTGGTTGTAAAGTTAATTCCAAAAGATATTGTTTTACAGTTTTTATACTAATATCTCATTAAACTACCATCACCATCAAAAAAGCCCCGAATAAAATGATGGATAAGCTCTTCTGGAACTTTTGTTGGTGGCTATAAGATAAGTGATTTTTGCTTTACTACACCTTTATCAATTAAATCATTTACTGTTTTTTGAGAACGACAAACTAATTTTACTTGTTCCTATCCAACACCTTTTGAATTATCATAAAGAATAGGATTAGTTGCATTGATACTCTGCTTAAATTTTTGTATACTATCTTCACTATCTTTAGCTAATGTTATTCCAAAACCATCTTCTCCATAACGGTTCTCATTATTCACAATATAGCCATCCGCATACATAAAACCTAACCAATATGCTTTTTCTTCGGTATCAATAGTTTCAAAAAAATCAACATTATGGAAATACTTTCTATAATGATTTCCTTTTGTAGTTTTTATTCCTTTTTCTTCAAGAAATTTACTTACTGTCGCCCTTGATGCTCCAGATTGTTTTTCAATTTCTCTGAGGGATATATTATTTTTATATGCTTCAACAATTTGATTCTGAATTTCTAAACTTAATTTTTTGATTGATATAACCATCTCAATCACCTCCATTAGAATTGTGTTGAAGATGGATATAACTTCTAGTTTTTTACGTAATCGTTATAAAAAATTTTAGGGATTAGACTATACAATACCTATTTATTAGGCCCGATATTATAGTCGTTGAACGTTCTTCCTGATAGGAAGCTTCGCTGCGTTTGATTACCCAATTCTTTATGATTTTACCTTACCGAAGCCGTTACTCTTCGCCGCAATATTATTACTAATATTGTTTGGTTATAAAGACTCTAAGGGACTTCCCGCAATTTAATCGGTTTAAAGTGGACTATGATGCAGTTAATCCACTATAAACAAGATATTACTATTCGCGCGCAAATGCCTTAATAACATTTCCGCCGCGGCTTCAATATTATCTAAATCATATGGATTGAGTTCGCAAGCAAAACTTGGATGTAAAAAATTTTCTACATCTTTAACCCCTCTATCCATTAAAATTGCTTTTAATGCTTCTTCTGGATTAATTGGATAATTATTTCTTAATCTATATTTCATACTAATTCACTCACTTTACTTTTACTCTTGTTTTATATAAATGTTCAAATATATCTTTACCTCTATCATAAGGTGAATCTTTTTCTTTTAATACATTATCAAAATCCCATATATACGAAAATGAGGCTTGATTTTTATATTTCTTACACAAAGAGACTAATTTCTCTTTATATTTTTTCGCCTTTTCATCACGACAATCTTCATACTCTTTATCAAGAGCAATTATTATTTCATTTGCTCCTAGAATATTTGTTAGTAAACTTATATGATATTTATTAAAGGTTGAGCCACAACAAGCTACAGCATTACTTAAATCTCCGTAATACCCATCATCAAGTAATACTGACTTTTCACCTTCAACAATAATAGCACTTCTTCTATGTTGGATACCAATTTGATGTTCATAAATACCATATAAATTAAATTGTAGCTAATGTGTGTATATTGTGCTTCCTACTTGAATAGGACGATATTTTCCTAATTTAATATCTTCTGATTCAATAGACCGCGCGCGAATACCTACTAGACGGCCATTTATATCAAAATGAGGAATAACAATTTTATTTTGCCCTATTGAAAAACTAATTTGAAATCTATCCATGGACTCTTTTGTTATTCCATCTTTTAACCATAATGGATGATAATATTTCGTAAAATACGACAGCATTGTTTCTGGATATTCGTCTAAAATAGGAATATTTTTCGTATATTTATATTTTTCTCTATCTAACTCTTCTCCACGATTTTTACGTTCTTTAATATGAGTAATTTGTTTTAAACAATGTTTTACATAATTTTCTGCTTCATCATCTGTAATATCACGATTTTCATTTACACTAATAAATTTTTTATATAATGTAAAAATTGACATCGCTTCATTACATTCTGTATAACAACGAAAGATTTTATTATTTTGATACCAATATAATTTCATACTTTCCGCTTCATGGAGAGGATTATGGCATATTGTTGGGCAAATCAAATAGTCTTTTTCTTTGTACATAGCTATTTGATCTACACCTAAACTTTCTAAAAAAGTTTTTACATCTTCTAATGTAATAGAATTTATTATATCTTTTTTTGTTATATCTATATAATCTAACTCAATATCTTGCTCACTTAATGTTGTTAACATTTAAGCTCCTTCTCCCAATCTTTTATTGGGCTTTCAACAAGTGGTGAAACTATTTCTATTATTCCACTAGTAGATATAGGACAATTATCTGCATTTGTTATAAACAAATCTTTTCTATATCCAGTACCTAAATGAAGATTTAACCATATTCTAACATTTTTATATTGACCTCGACGCATTTTATAAATATCAATGATATGAGTTGGTTTATTTACTATTAAATTTGAGTCTAATCTTCCGTCTCTCACCGCTAGCTAAAATGATGGAAGTAAGTTATTCCAAACTTTGTCGCTTACTCGCGTCATTATATAACCCATGTCAGCCTTATCTGCAATACTTTTAGCACCGCGAATACAAGTTTCATTTTTAAATTCGCCATCATCCATCATTGCTCCAGCATTTACCTATGTAGCAGAGAATATAAATACATTATAATCTTTTGCTAATTGTTTTAACTGATTTGCCATCATCATTAGAATACTATCTTCGCGCAAGTTATTTTTTGAAAATTGATTCATCATACTTGCTGTTGTATGGATATAGTCAAAAAATATATATTTAACTTGGTCAAGTGTGGCATACTTTTTAATTGTAGCTTCTACATTAACAAGATTCGGTTCACTAATTTCTTCAATAATAAAATATTCACTATAATCTTTCATAATTTTTGCCGCGTACTTAACTCTGGTTAATTCTCCTAGTTCTTCATACCGTCCTCTTAAAATATGGTCTTCATCCACTCCTGATAAATAAGCTAACATAATAGTTTGAAGTTCTTCTTTATCCATTTCTGTTACAATGAATAATACTTTTCGTGGTTGTAAAAATTCACCTGTCTCTTTTTCTACATCACGAATAAAACAATTTAAATCATGAGACCATCTAATAGGATATGCTAATTTACACGCGTCAAATACCGAAGTTCTTGTTTTACCTGCGTTAGTACTTGCAGATTTCAAATAAAAGCAACCAGCTCTTGCTCCACGACACGCATGATTAAATATCTTTCCTTCTAAACAAGGACCAATATTTGGATTTTTTTGTAATTCTTCAATTAACTCAAAAATTCCGTCTGACGGATTACTTTTCTTTTTATCGCCATTTAAAAAATCTTTTCTAATTATATTGTACTTACTTTCAACTGAATTTAAAATATCTTCAAGAGAAGAATTATCAAAATGTTCTTGTACTAATGTTTCTTTTAATGGATCATTATTTTCTTTATCATCAATATAAAATTCACTAATATCATATTTTTCTGCTTTTAATCTACGAAGTAAAGAATACTTCTTTATTCTTTTATAAAAGAAATCAAAATTAATTAATTTCGCAGTTTCATAGGCATCTTTTATAACATCTAGTCCATTCTCTCTTTTATAGATATCAAGAGCCAGATTATTTGTCCTATTTAGTTCTTGGTCTACTTCAATTGGAGTTATGCTTTTTGCACCATTGTTATATAAACGTTGAATTGTGATTAAGCATACTTTATATATTGGCCCATCAAAATCTGCTGGTGATAAATCTGTATATTCCAAAAAGAGAAGCGGATTCTGCATTAAAGAACCTATAACTTCACGATAAGCTGCCTTATCTGATAAAGTCATTCAAATCCTCCTCTCATAGCCAATCTTCAAAATTCCATTGCTCCTTTGGCTTACTTTTATTTTCTTGTATAGGGGCACTATATTCTTTTATTTTTACTGCTGCCGCGGCAGTTACTACTCCTGCTTTAGAGGCTTCTTCTCTTTTATATTTCTTCATTTCTTCTACATTTTTTGGAGTTACTAAAGCTAATGAAGAAGAAAGTACTTTTAATTTTTTAACATTGTATAAATAATCTAAACAATCAGTTATTATATTGTCTGTATACCCATATGTATCTATTAGTCTGTTTCTATCTTTATTAATTCTTGACCAATTTGCTTGCTTCCCAAAAATAAGAAATACTTTTAATTTAAATAAATCATTTGCCTATTTTTCTGCTAAACATTTAGGACAATAATTATGGAGTACTTTTGCATTTGGCGAAGCATACGCTGCTATTTCTTCTCTTAAAGTATCTTCTTTGCATTTATAACATTTTAGGGTTTTTTTAACCATTTTCTCCACCTCTATAATAATTATACCGCAAATTGGAAAAAAAGTCAAATAAAAATGAGAGCGCTTTATCAAGTGCTCTCTTTACTCTCTCCGTATAGGATGAGTTATATTAATCTTCAATAGCCATTTCCTTTATCCGTCAGACCTAAATATTACTCACGCGCTTTCATATTAGGGCAGGGCCGTTCGTATTTTTAAAATTGAAGATTACATTATTTCTTTCATCTCGTCTATGAATAATTCAACTAAATCGGTTTGAGAAGGAACAGCTTGACTAATCTTAAAGTCTTCTGAACCAAATACTCGTTTAACAATATCGCGCATAATATTTGCTCTACGTTCAACTTCTTCATCATTCTTTGCCTGGTTAAGATAAGTAGTCCAAATTTCTTTTGCTTCATCCATAACTTCTTGGAATGGACGAGCTTTAACTTGCGCGATAACAGTATTATCAGTTACTTGCGCGCCGTCTTTTTCTACAGCTTGATCTATAGCGTCACCAATTGCTTCTACTAATTCATTATAACCAAATTTAATTTTAGGAGCAAGATATTGATATCTTGAGCCTGCAAAAACGTTTGGAGTTGAACGAGTATACAAATATCGTTCTGTAGAACCATCAGGATTCATTTGGACTTGTAGATAGCCAATAATGTCAACGATACTGTTAATGATTGTATAAGCATTATTTGGAAGGTCTGGAGCAACTGCGGTAATAGCGTTTCCTTCTTCGTCTCTCATTTCTGTGGGACGATCTTTAGCGTGAGCAATAAATAAGATACCAAAACCAAGTAATGTAATTTCACGCCAACATTCAGAAAACTCTGTCTTTACCATATTCCAACCTTGCATGGAACTTGTTATCTTATAGGTTTTTTATCCTATAATTCTTACACTTACTTATTTGTGCAAGTTCAGCATATCTTTTCATCTTCCTTAAAGGAAGAGCTAACTCTCGTGGGATTTATATCATTTTAATAATTTTTTAAATTTTTCATATTTACGTTGTAAATATAATGTTGGTCTAC